CCCATGGCGCGCAGGGGGTTCTGGGACGCCTTCGCGCTGTTGTTCACGTGCATGCACCGGGCGGCCGCGCCGCCGAAGAAGATGTCGAGGTCGTCGGCGAGCGTCTGGTTGCCGGACGCGTCGACGGCGGTGGCCTCGAGCGGCGCGCACCACGAGCCGGGGTCGCGGATGAGCGTCTCCACCTGGTCGAGGAGCTGCTCGGTGACGGTCTTCTCGGACGTCGCGCCGATCTTGAGCCGGTGCTGCCCGTTCCCGAAGTCGAGGACGGGGCGTCCGTCGGCGAGCGTGCGGACGAGGACGCGCTGGTAGACGGCTCCGTCGCCGCCCTCCGTCCATGCGGGGTCGATGCCGGCCGCGACCGCGACGACGGGGCCGCCCGAGCACGGGTCGGTCACGCGCTGGTCGCGTGCGATCGCGGAGTCGAGGACGGTCGGCATCGCCGTTCCGCGCGGAACGGGGAAGCCGCGCACCATCCTCCAGTACATCGGCGCATCCTCGTTCCCGTCGCAGTCGGCGAGGTTCGCGTCCGCGACCTCCTTCGTGAGGAGGAACGGGAACTCCTTCGCCTTCTCCGGGTTCGTCATCGTGATGCACTTCAGGCCGTCGTGATGGCGGATGAAATAGCCTCTCGTCGACATCCACGAGCCCGTGTCGACATTCACGCTGTCGATGCCGTCCACCGGCAGGCAGTACTGGCAGGACGGATCCTCCCACGACGCCGGGTTCGCGAGCGCGTAGAAGCGGAAGTCGATGGCCCCGACGCGCAGGTTCTGGATGGCGACGCGGATGTTGTCGTGGTGGGTGATCGTGGCGAGCTCGTCCACGACGATGCGCACGAACTTCGCGTGCGCGCCCTGGAGCTTGCCGGAATCCTCGGAGTCGTTGATGGCGACGCCGACGATGCCGGCCTTCTCGCCGATCGACTCCGGGGAGTCCGTGTCTCCTTCGTTCAGGACGGCATAGCCGGACTTGGAGAACTTGCCCGGCACCACGAGTCCGAGCTTATTGCGCTTGAGCGCGGCGAAGAACGTGACGACCGCGTTCCACGACCGGGACTTGAGCGACTGCTTGTCCGTGGAGCCGAGGCGGATCACGGTGTCGTAGGGGTCAGTGATCCAGTCGAGAAGCATCAGCAGACCGGTGTCGTGCGACTTGGAACAGCTTGCCGGCCCCCATGTGATCACGCCCTTTCCGGGGAACGACGGGGCCATCACCCAGTCATGGAAATGCTCCTCCGTCCACGGCGGGACCTTGAAGTACTGCTCTGGTATGAGCGCCTTAGCGGCGTCTATCAGGGGCTCCCAGGGGTCCTTGAACTCGATCCCCTGCTCCTCCTTGAAGAACTTCCACTTCTTGGCGATGAGCATGGCGGCGAACTCCCGGGTGATAGGACGGTAGCCTCCCGCGCCGTCGGGCACAGGAGGCCAGTCCTGGCCGTAGTATCGCCGCCATTCGCTCATGAGCGCCAGGCCTTGTACGCCTTCTCGAACGCGTCGACGGCCTTCGCCACCTCTCCGGCGTCGACCTTGCCGTCCTCGAAGATGACGACGAGCGTCTCGACGGCGGCCACGGTCGGGTCGAAGTAGTCGAGCCACGTGTTCGGCACGTACACCCTGTACTTCTTCAGGTAGTACAGGACGTCCATCGCGATCTTGTAGCCCTTGGCTATGCGGTCGGCGGTGACTCCGTCCTGCAGGAACTTGTTGAGGTAGTTCAGGACGAACGAGACGACCCCGTCCCAGCCCGACACCATGAATATCAGCTTTGCAGCCAGTTTGCTTATCCAGCCCATTTCGGTTCTCCTTTCACTTCAGTTCTTGGAATACGCCCGAGAGGACAGCCCCGTACATGAACTGCTCCTCGAACGTCTTGACCGGGATGTAGGCGAGGCCTTCGTGGCCCCAGTCCGCACCCCACGAGTTCAAGATCAATACGCCACCCTCGTCGTACCCGCAGACGGTGACGGCGTGCCCTCCCTGCCGCTCCCCGCCGCCGAGGACCACGCCCTTCTTCGGCGCGAACCAGTCGGACGTGATGTCAAAGCCCGCGATGCAGACGCCGTACTTGTGGATGGCGTACTTGACGTCGCGCAGGGTGCTGAAGGTCCTGACGGCGCACGTGTCGGGGAGGTGCCCGCCGGCCATCAGGGCCTTCAGGGTGCACTCGAGGTACGTGCCGTCGGTGTTGGGCGACCCGTCGATCGACTTCGCGTACGCGTAGACCGGGGCGGGGTCGATGTCCCTGTGGTAGCCGTCGATCCTCCAGCGGAGGTTTTCGGCGTAGGACGACGCGGCGTACGCGGCGCACCACGGCTTCGCGCCCTGGTTCTCGACCGGGGTGCAGTAGCCGGACAGTATCAGCTCCTTCGGCCCCTGGAACTTCGCCGGGGCCTTGAGCATGTTGGATTTCGCGAGCTTCTTCGGCCGGAGCAGCGCGCCCGGCACGAACATTTTCGCGTACTTCTGCATTTGATTCATCTTTGGTTCTCCTCTCTGAAGAAAAAATAATACGTCGAATCGACGGGCAGGAACGCCGTGTCGAGGATGGTCTCGCCCGCCTCGTCGATGACCCAGAACGGCCAGGTCAGCGTGCACAGCGCGTTGCCGATGGGGTCGTTCGTCCGGTCGCCGAGGATCTCGAACGTGCGGAGCGGGGCGAGCAGGCAGTCGTCGAACACGCCTGCGGTCGCGGCGTACGGGTACGGCTCGCAGACGTACGGGCCGAACCGCCTGCCGCTCTCGGTGCGCATGCAGTAGTTCGCGCACCCGGCGAGCAGGGCAGCGCAGGCTATGGCGAGGAGCCGCTTCACTTCCACCACCTCTCGATCTGGGGAAACACGGCCTCCGCCGGGTCCTTCGGCTGCTCAGGCTTCGACGCGCAGCCCGCGAGAAGCAGGCCGGCGGCTAAGGCGAAAAGGACCCGCTGTACCGTCCCTGGCATGGAAGTCCGGTGCGTTGCGCCCGGCTGTCTATGGGTTTCCCAAGGAAGATGGACGGCCCTGGCGGGCAGATGGATGAGATGTTTCACTTCGGCGCCCTCGGCAATGTGTGGGTGACGCTGTCGCGCACGCTGGCGACGCCGTCGACCCCGGACTTGACGTATACGATGGCCCACACGAGTATGACCATCAGGACGAAGTACCTCGTCGACTCGGACGTGAGGATGAGCTCGAGCCAGGACCTCTTCCCGGCAGGCTCCCCGTCCGGCTTGCCGACGTTGACGGCGGGCCTCGGGGTGAGCGCCTGCTGGCGCAGGACGCAGTTGGAGCACAGGACCTGGTGGCGCTTGTCGATCAGGCTCTCGAGCTTGTCCATGTCCCAGAGGTTCGTCTTGATCTCGGAGAGCTGCGCGACGATCTTCGTGAGCGAGCGGAGGAGCGCGGCCGATACCTGGTCGCGCAGCTTGTCGTCCGCCTCCCCGCGGTCCAGCGCGGCGAGGACGGTCTCCGTCTGGCTGTCCGCCATGATGTCCTGCGACATGGCCTTACATCCCGCACTGGGAGAGTATCGCCTCTACCGTCGCGTCGTCCACGCCGAGGACCTCCTTGGCCTCGGAGAGGAGAGAGTTGAACATCGGGTGGCTGTCGCTCAGCTCGTTCGCGAGCATGAACGATGTGTAGGCGTTCATGCCGTCCACGGTCTTGCCCTTGAGCCAGGTCTCGAACGCGTCCCACTTGCCGATGCGGACAAGCGCGGCGTAGAGCGAGAGGCGCGAATACTTCTTGGAGGCGACGACGCCCTGCACGAACTTGAGCGCGTTCGTCTCCGTCCACTCGACCCCGGCCTGCCGGTACGTCGTGACGACGTTCGTCTGGCCGCCCTGCGTGACGACCATGCCGCGCGTCGCGATCTTCCGTTCGTTGATCTTCCTCTCGAGGCGGCTGACGGTGTACCCGTCGAGCGCGAACGCCACGGAGAAGGCGGCGAACGTCGCCGCGATGACTGTCCGTTTCATGTTCATTGCGTGTCTCCTGTTGGTTCTTCAAGCTCCGTGATGCCGATGAGCGCGCCGTTCGACCATTTCGAGACGAGCCCGTCCACGGCGTTCGTTATGCTGCCCGTATATGTGAGCGCCGTCGCCTCGCCGGGCAGCGTGACGGTGACGGCGACCGATCCCCACTCGAACCCCGTCGCCCGCGAACCGAAGACGCCGTGCCGGTGCAGGAACACCGGGACGTCCTTCAGGGCGGCTGGCCTCGGGAACCACACGCGGTGGCAGTCGCGGTACGTGCAGCCGAACCGGTTCACGGTGACGGTGTTCGTCCACGACGAGTGCGGGACGTCGGACACGGTGGTGTAGCCCTTGACGAGGTTGGTCGTGAAGCCGCTCTCGGAGATGTAGGGGATCTGCATGATCGGCTTCATCGGGAGCTCGCGGGACACGTACACGAGGAACTCGTCGCGGTTCCTCACGGAGTCGTACCCGTTGGAGACGACGAAGATGTCGACGCTCCGCCGCGTGAACGACGGCTCAAGCGGATGGCAGAGCTTCATCCACACACCCGTGGACGGGGCCTGGAGCATGGCCTGCGCGAGCTGCTGGGTGCCGAGGGCGAACCCCTGCATCCACGCCTCCGCGACCTCGGACGCGTTCTCCGCCGCGACGCCGAGCGCGGCGAGGTTGGCGGCGGACATGAACTTCCCCATCCTGTCGCGGAGCTCGGGCGGCCCGTCCTCCCCGACGTATTCGGTGACGATGTGCTTCATCCACGCCTCGTTCACGACCTCGTCCGTCTGGTAGACGCGGTTGGTCGCGGCGCGGTCGGCGCCAAGCTGCGCGAAGAGCGCGAGCGGAAGCAGCGCCAGAACGACGGGTCTCATTGCGGCACCTCCAGTCTCAGCCGCCACGCGGTCTTCCGGTCGAGCCAGAACCCGTAGACGGCGGTCTCGGTGAGGTTCGTGGTCGGGCCCTCGTCGGCGACGATCTCGTTCCACGCGGGGTGCGTGTCGGAGTAGTCCATGTTCTGGATGATGAGGCGCGAACCCGGCTTGAGCGGGACGTCCCCGTCGACCTGCCAGGTGAACTTCACGAGCCTGCCGGAGAAGACGGCCCCCACGAGGTTCACGCCGCCCGTGACGGTGAGCTCCACCGCCGGCGGGTTCTGGCCGAAGTACCACATGTTCCACGCCGTGACCTCGGAGTTGGTGTCGGCGTTGTGCCACTCGTACGTGTAGAAGTCGCCCTCGTGCGCAGCCGATGTAAGAGACCACCCATCATCGGTCGCGAGCGTCCACTCGTTCGACGCGGCGGTGCGGTACCACATGGGCGCGGGCTCGAGACCCGTCGCCTTCGCGATGACGCACGAGTAGCCGTTCGTCTCGCCCGCCATGACCTCGACGAGCGTGGAGCCTTCGTCGGACGACGACTTCGAGAGGATGCTCCCGAACTTCGTGAACCCGACGTAGGTCGCGGCGCAGAACCACAGGCTCAGGACGACGCGCCAGAACGACTTCCGCGGGCACATCGACGAGACGACGCGGCGGCAGGCGTGCGCCCCGAGCGCGAGCGCGAGGAGCCCGAGCCCGAGCTGCGTCCAGTCGCTCGCCATGAACGGGGCAAGCGGCTGGCAGACGCCTGCGATCCACTCGCCCAGCTCGTACCGGAACGCCTCGAGATGCAGATCGTTCGCGAAGATCTGCGTCGCGGGCGAGACGAGCGCGTCCTCTGGGATCGTCCCCGTCATTCGGACACCCCCACGAGATAGCCGCCCTTGAAGGTGAGCGTGTGCCCGCCCCAGGTCTGCGTGCCGGTGTAGCCGTCCTTCATGCCGGGCATGTCCATCACGGACCCGTCGGACGACGCGGCGTCGTTGGGGATGGTGACGGCGAAGAACCCGGAGGCCGCGTCAGCCGGGACGGCGAGATCGACGGAGTAGAGGTGCGAGTAGAGGTCGCCGCCCACCTCGAACGTCCCGGCCTTGGAGACGGGGGTCGCGACGTAGTCGTCGGCGAGGAAGTCCCACTCGGCCCTCGGCGCG